AGACGAGTCATTCGGAGGGCAGTGTTCATCTCTGCTCGGGTCCGGAGTTTCCAAAGGATCAGGCATGCAACGTCTGAAGATTGCCGCCGATCGAGTGATTGACCTGGCACTATACGACAGGCCATCGTCTTCGGTTGGTGCGAGTTGGTACGACTCAACAGGGCAAACCACTTGGGACCGTGACAACTACATGGGTTCCGAGATTCGATCAGCTGCGGTTGATGCTGCAATTGCTGTCGTCGCGAAGCTCAAGAACGGCGACAAGTATGGCGCGTTTGGATTCGGCGACGGCACAGACGATGAGGATGAGCACGGAAACAGATCGTTCAAAATCGGACAGTCTCCGGTTGCTGCAACGCTGGATGTTGATGAGTCTCTTGAAATCGTAAGGTCGTCCAGGCCAAACAAAGACGCGCCGTCATTCCTGAAGCTACTCGACCGTGATCAGGCTGGTGGGCTCGGCCTGTCTTACTACACACTCACGGGCGACTACGAATCAACCAGTTTCAGCAGCGCACGAGGAGCGAAGATTGATGAGGATGGCCACATTGATCCGCTTAAAAACTGGTTTGCAACGCATGTTGCCCTGCGGATGCGGCGCGACTTCAACGCGATAGCGGCCGCAACTGGCATGTTCCGCTCTTTGCGGCCTGCTGAGTTCAAGGCGAACGAGCGAACGTATCAGCGATTTGACGCCATCGGCAACGGTCGCGATTTGCTTGACCCATTTAAAGAGGGTGAAGCCCGAACGGCACGGATGCGAACCGGAATCAGCACGTTCAAGGAAGAATGCGCCAAGCGAAACAGGCACTGGATTAAGGTGCTGATGCAGTTGGCGATCGAGAAGAAAATAAAAGCCATGTTCGGCGTTGACCTGGACCACACGAAGCCGGGTAACACAGCCGGAGTCGATCCGAATCAGGATCAGTCAGAGCAAACCGCCAACGACATTGCAAAACGAGTTGCCATGCTACTGGATGAGAAATAATGCCAAGCCCTTCCGACATCAAGCGAAAACGACAGAAGCTCCGGAACGAGTTCTACGGTCATCCGTGGAATATGGACGCATCCGCACTCAGTACGCTCGGGAACGCGATCGAAGACGGTGACATTGAATCGATTCAGTCCGCACTATCTTTCGGCGGGGACGGAATCGACACAACAATGCGAGTTGTCAACGGCGTGGCCGTCATTCCAGTGGCCGGTGTGCTGCGTGATGCTGTCGATTACATGGTGAAGTTTGGCGGCGCGACGAGCTATCAATTGCTGGAGCGTGACTTTCAATCCGCACTGGCCAACGATCAAATCAAGTCGATCATTTTCTACTGCAATAGTCCCGGCGGGTCGGCCATCGGATGCAAGCGAGTTGCTGACTCGATTTTCAGCGCTCGCGGCAAAAAACCGATCGTTGCATACGTTCAGGGGCAGTGTTGCTCGGCATGTTACTACATCGGCGCGGCCTGCGATCGCATCGAAGCAACCGCCGACAGCATGGTTGGCAGTATCGGAACCATCATGCCGCATATGGAGATGGCCGGATACATCGAGGCTGAAGGCTACGGCGTCACTGTCATCACGAACGGCGACAGCCCAAAGAAGGGCCACGGCAACCAGTACGAGAAGCTGACCCCTGAAGGAAAAGCAACTCTTCAGAGCTTCATTGACTCTTATGGTAAACCTTTCATTTCAGACGTTGCCCGTTATCGTGCAACATCCGTTGAAACAGTCATTGCGAACTTTGGACAGGGCGATGCGATTCGGGCAGATGTCGCGGTCGGTGCAAATCTAATTGATTCAGTAGTCACAGATTTCAATCAAACACTTTCGCGGCTGACGGGTTCTGTTCAGCAAAATCCTATCGCCGCAATTCAGTCTCAAATCGTTCTCCCGGTCGCCGCGCTGTCTGCGTCCACCAGCATCACAGAGCCGGAAGCAGTAGCAACCGGGACATTTTTCGAAAGAGTTAAAAACATGAAGATTTCAGCAAAGGTCCGGGCTCAAATGTTCGCCATCGGTCTGATTACAGCGATGGAAGCCAGCGACGAAGCATGCGTTGCCGCCCTGAATGGTTGGTTCCGTGGTGCAACTCCAGCGGATGAATCAGCAATCATCAAAGGATTGCAGGCATCTGCTGAACCCGCAAAGGTCGAAGCAGTTGTACCGCCAGTCACTGCGCCAGCGGCCAACGTCGCAGCGGCACACAGTGCGGAACAGTCGGAAGCCCGACTTGGCGAACTGAAAGCAGCAGCAGACATCATCAACGGTGTGACTGGAAAAACCTCCGTCACGGACGCAATGGTGATTGAAGCCTGCACTGAAAAACTCAACGCGACAGCCGCCATGAAGAAATGGAACACGGCAATTTCAGGAACGGAAGCAGCAGTGCCGAATCAGCGTGTTGAAGTTGGTAAAAGCCAGCCAATCGACAAGTTTGCTGCCGATGCGATTGAGGCTCTAGCTTATCGTGCAATGGGACCATCCGCTGGAAAACTGTCAGACAGTGCCCGCAACCTGGCCAATCGCCCTTTATGGGCAATCGCTGGCGAGGCTTTGCAGTTGGCCGGCGTCAAAGTCGACATGTACGGTGACCGCGAGTTGCTGTGCGACGAGGCCATGCAGATGGGGAATTCCACGAAGCGTGTTCAGTTCTTCAGTTCAACTGAAGACAGTCGCTACATTTCTGCCTCGGTTCCGTTCTCACGTCCGGGCGACTTTCCAAACATTCTGTCGGGATTGGCAAACAAGTATCTCGATATGATCGAGTTGGATGATGACTACAGTTACGGCAAGATTTCAGCAGTTCTTCCGGGCGGTTTGAACGACTTCAAACCCGCCATGATGATAAATAAAGGCATCATGGAAGAAATGGACGAATTGTCAGACGGCGAGAAACTGAAAGACTTGGGGTTGTCAGAAGAAGTGCTTTCATACATCTTCCTGCGACGATTCGGGAACCGATTTGGCTGGACTCCAGTCATGTTGGCAAATGATGACCTTGGAGCGTTCGCTGAAGGAATGCTGGGGCTTGCTGAAGCGTGGGAAGTGACTCAGAATCGTATGGTTTTGGATCGCATAACAGGCACGGAAACGCTGCTTGATGGTTCCGCACTGTTCGCCAATCGTGCTGACACTGGAACCGGAACAATCCCAGCCGCAAACGACAACCTGATCAGTTCTGGTGGGGCAGTCCCATCAGACACGACATGGGCGGCAATGTGCGCGAAGTATTCTGAGATCGGTGGCATCAACACAGGCCGTCGCGTTCGTGGCGTACTAAACAAGATTCTTGTTCCGACGAACGCAGTCTATCAGTCTGCAGTGCGGACGTTCGAAGCCGGTCTGCTCGAAACCAAAACGCCAGCGACTGACGCAACGGTCGGCATTTACCGTGGCAAGGTGGAAATCATTCCGGAATCGGAACTGAACAGCATCAACGCAACGGCGTACTACGGCTTGCGAAATCCAACACGACTGAACACGGCAACCGTTGTTCGTGCGTACTTCAACGGATTCGGAACCGCTGGTCGTCGCGAGCGTTGGTACGATCCAGAAACAAAAACGACCTACGTTTCTCTGGAAGGGCGAATCGCTGTCGCCACGAAAAACTGGCGATACGCGGTAAAGAATCCCGGCACGTAATTCACTGCTCGCCGCGTGAAAACCAAAAGCCCGCTCTGGAGAAATTCAGACGGGCTTGCGGCAATAGAAGTTCAACACATTTCGTTTCAACGCCTGTCAGCAGGCAGTCCTTGAGGAAAGAAAAACATGAGTCGTCAAACTCGAAAATATCAGTACGATTTTCGTGGACATCACCTTATTCCGACCACTGCGGCGAATCTCGGGACGCCGTTTTCGAAGGCGGATACGTCGTCAGCTGGTTCGCCGACAATGCTCGGGCTGAACGGTGGGGGTGTTCGGTTGCTCCTGGCCGCTGATGCGGAAGTTGAAAACCTTTGCCTCTACATGGGTGACATTCTGCCGTTTGATATCGACGATATTATCAGTGTCGAAATCATCGCCAAGACAGTTGCCGCGCTCGACTCGACAACATCGTTTGCGTTCGGTCTCGCGTCGGCGCGAAATGATGCAATCGACTCCATCACAGCACATGCTTCGTTTCGCTGTATCGGAAGCAATGCGGTCGTGGTCGAAACTGACGACGGTACGACCGACAAAGACGATATCGCAACCGGATTGACTCTCGGGACAACGTGGAAGCGTTTCCGGATGGACTTCGCAAGCCGAAACACGACCATTGAACCACCTTCGGTGTCGCTCGGCCGTAAGTCGAACATCGAATTCTACGGCGCGAACGACAACGGTTCACTGCGACGTGTTGCCAGTGGGACACGATTCGATATGTCAGCATATTCCGCAGGGCTGCAGCTTTACGCACAACTGCAGAAGACATCTGACACGAACACCGACAACCTGGACATTCTGGAAATGAGTGTCGAAGTTTCATTGCCAGCTTATGCCTGAGATTAACTGATGCCATCGCTGTTCGAATCGACATTCAAGACTCGCGTTGTTCCGGCTGCGGAACGTGCGTTCGGCGTCTCGATTCGGTATCAGAGAGGCGTCAATCTTTCGTCTGCATTTACCTGCAGGCGAGCCGATCGAGTCTACACGGCGATCGGTGCGGAATACGGAATCGAAATCAAAATAACCATGCGGGACTTCGTTCTGCCGGTTGCCTCAGTGGTAATCGACGGAGACACACTGGAACCGCGAACAGGCGACAGAATCACAGAGGGCGATGAAGTCTTTGAGATTCAGCCGATTGACGCAAACAAGCCATCCGTAGAACTGCAATCAGGCGGTTACGAATGGCTGGTTCATACGAAAAAAGTTGAATGACAAACGCAATCCAACCACTCTTGGCAGACGCACTAACGGCGGTAATCAATGCCGCCGTGACTGCTGTTGAACTGGATACGGTTGGCTTCACGGCTCGCCGGTCATATCCTGATTGGGATGATGACTTCACCGACTTGAAGGCATTGGCTGTCGACGTTGTGTTTGTCTCAAGCGGCGACAGTGGCGGAATTCCGATTGAACTTGATTCAGTCGGAACGGTCGACACCGAGCCATCAATCGACATTGCTGTCAGGAAGAGATTCAACACCACATCGGATCGAGAGGTGGGCGGCAGGTTAAAAAACTCGTCCGTTGACGCTCTTGTGAGATTGGTCGAACAGATTCACGAATTGTTTTCAGGCGACAGGAACACGGAAATCACACTTGCGTCTGGTCTCTATGCAAATTGGGTCAACACGAAAGTCAGAACCTACTGCGATTACGCGAAGTTACGACAAGGTTGTTTTCTTGGAGTAGTTCGAGTTCGTTACGACGTTTCGAAGGCTGGTTGATGTTCGGTTTTCTTTTCAAATCAACGACTGACTTTCCTCGCGTAGAACGTGCTGCGGATCGCGGAATCTACACGAGCATCAAACACGCCGCGTTATCGATCCGCAAAACAATACGCGAATCAATCAAGAAATCAACAGAGCCATCGGAACCGGGTCAACCAGTCGCAACACGCGGGCGACGTGGCAACGTTAAGAATTCAGTCTTCGCAGCCATCGAAGCAGATAACGCAATCATCGGGCCGCGTTACTCGTTTGTCGGTGACGCGATGGAGGCTCATGAGTTTGGCGGAACGCGGTATGGAATCGACTATCCGGCGAGGCCAACGTCAGGGCCAGGACTGACGGCGAATCAAGATCGTTTTGCACAATCCTTTGCCGGTTCAATCGGCGAATAAACAACAACCCTGAAAGGGAATAATCGTCATGACAAAAAAGATGGGCTATCAGGGGCTGTTGTACACCGGCACAAAAGGATCAACGGCGGCAACGCTGCTTTCCAAGCGTGTCGATGCTTCGTACGACATCGATGTCGAGACAGGGTCAACGACTTCGGCTGGCGACGGAACAGCCGTACCGATCAACACTGGTGAAGCAACAGCACTCACCGGCAAAGTCACGTTCAACATGATTCACGAAACGTCAGATACGGCACTGGTCGCACTGATCGCAGCTGCCGCAACTGGCAATCCGGTTGCCCTGCGGTTCATTCGGTCAACTGGCTTGCTTGGTCTCGATGCTGACTGTGTCATCAAGGTCACTCAGGGCGCTCCGTTGAAGGGCGAACAAACGATTGATATTGAAGTCGTCGCACTGTCCAACAGTCTCCGCGAACCAGTTCTCAACGCCTAATTCGGGCGGCTGAATTCATTCACACATTCATTCTTCGGAGTTCATTCGATGGCAACAATCACGCACGCACAGTCGATCAGCGGGGGCGGTGTGACCATTCAGCCCCTCGCCGTCACCCGCACAAACAGCGGGACAATCGCGCTGGAAGACACGCTCACCGCCGCGAAAGAAGGCGACCTGACAACACGGTCAGACGACAACACCGGGACGCTCACGATGGACGTTGGGCACGGGCTTACCGATGGGCAGGTGATTGACATTTACTGGACTGGTGGGGTTCAAAGAAGCGCTGTGATCGGAACCGTTTCTGTCAACAGTGTGCCTTTTGATTCAGGGATTGGCGACAATCTACCAGTTGACGAAACACCAATCACGGCAGTCGTGCAAAAATCAATCAACCTGGCGATTGACGGCGACAGCGCCGATATCATCGCGGTGATTCTGGAGACGAATGACAAGTCGCTGCGAACTGCCGCAAACGTGCAATTCAAAGATGCAGCCGCAGACGTGATTGCGGAAATCGATCTTGTTACAAATGTCCCACAAGTCTGGGACATCGAGGGCGGTTCGGCAAATCCATTCACTGGTGATCCGATCACAAATCTTAAAGCCAGCCAGGGTAATTCCACATCGACCGAAACCTACACACTGAAGATTGTTGGCGTTCAGGACGCTTCACCGTAATCGATTGGGGGCGTCATGCGTTTGCAAGATGATGAAGTTGCGGTGTTGCGATTCTTTGCTGGTCAGGCGACGTTTTACAGCGGGCTGGCGAGATCGAAAACGATAGTCAAGAAACTGCAGTATCACGGATTGGTTGACGCAAGTGAGGAACTGACGAAACGCGGGCGGCATGTGGTTTCAAAACTGCCTCCACTTCCAGAGTCGGAACGAAAACCTGAAGAGATTCCGGCACCGCAACCAGAACTCGAAATTGAACTCATTGAAGAAACGGATTGGGACTAAATGGCGTCGTTCAGAGATGAATCGGGCAACGATTGGCGAGTCAGGCTTGACGCGATTTCGCTTGATGAAATCAAATCCGATCATGGAATTGATCTTGTCGATCTGGAACATGATCCACTTCGAAAGGCTATCAATGATGGGCGGATTCTTGCTGCAATTTTGCTTGTGATCTGTCGGGACGAGCGAGAGAAACGCGGGATCACTCGCGAGCAGTTCGTCAAGGATATTCCACAACCTCCAGACGCGGCAATCGAAGCACTTCGCGAGGCGCTTATCGGTTTTTTCCCCTCTGGCCAGACTTCGCATCGTCGCGAGGTTTTGGCGAAATTCGACCAGATGGCAGAGAAGACGAACGAGCTGGCGAATCTGAAAATGAAACGAGTGATGGACGATCCGTCACTGATGAAGAAACTGGAAGCGAAAGCGGATCGGGCGGTGGACGCGGAAATCGAAAAACTGATGCAGTAGAGCCGCAATGTTGGCATCTGATATTCGGTGGCCATCACCTGGTCTACATCATCGACGATCTGAACGGCATTGATGCAGCGTATGAATTTGCAGGGGTAGTCGGGATTCATCCGAAAGGAATGACGCTTCGTCAGTTGTGGAGAATGGCGAACGGACGGGCGAAGCAATCACGACGTGAATCGTTCGATCTGGTCAGGCTTGCATTCAATGATTCAATTGACGTGTTGGCATTTTTGAATACCGGATCAGTCGTGGAATCATGTGTCGGGAAGCCGATTGAGTTGTCGCCTGAAATGGAAGCCAAAGTGCAGGAAGAAATCGAGCGTATAAGAGCGGAGAACCCTCAGTTGCCTCAGTCGCCAGTCATTCGTTAAGGAGTCAGTGAAATGGCAAAAGCTGACGTGATGGCTGGCAGGGCGTACGTCTCGATTTACACGAAGAACGACAAACTGACGAGCGGACTGCGAGCAGCACAGCAGCAGCTTCAGCAGTTCGGCGCAAGCATGTTGTCACTTGGTGCAAAGATGGCGACAATGACAGTTGCCCTTGCTACTCCAATCGCATTTGCCACAAAAACGTTCTCCGACTTCGACGACGCAATGAGAGCAGTCAAAGCTGTCTCACAAGCCACAGAGGCGCAGTTCGCGTCAATGACCGAACGCGCGAAAGAACTGGGCAGAACAACGAGCTTCACGGCAATTCAGGTTGCCCAACTGATGACTGAACTGGGCCGCGCCGGGTTTGCTCCGGAGCAGGTCAACGTTATGACTGAAGCTGTCATGAATCTTGCCCGCGCGTCTGGAACAGAGGCTGCAATTGCATCGGGAATCATGGCGGCAACGATTCGTCAGTTTGGACTTGAGGCCGCAGATGCAGCAAGAGTTTCAGACGTGTTGACGGTGGCGGCAAACTCAACATTCAATTCCGTCGAGTCACTCGGAGAGGCTCTTTCGTACGCCGGGCCGGTTGCAGCAGAACTCGGCATGAGCCTTGAGGATACTGTTGCGATTCTTGGAACGCTCGGCAACGTTGGCATTCAAGGCAGTGAAGCCGGAACAGCATTGCGACGACTGAGCGTAATCAGTGCGGCAACCGGAGAAGACTTAAAGGGGATTTTTGGAATAAGCAACATTGACGCGGCTGGAAACCTGAAGCCGATCGTTCAGATAATGGATGAGATCGGGAAGAAAATCGAAAAGTTGCCGATGGCTGAAAAAGTCGCCAAGATGAACGAGGCATTTGGCTTGCTCGGTATCACATCCTCGTCTGTGCTTTCACATGCGGCAGTTGAAACAACGGCACTTGCTGAAAAATTAAAGAACGCTGAAGGTGCTGCTGCTGCCGCCGCGAAAGAAATGGACAAAGGTCTCGGCGGTGCATTTCGTATCATCATGTCGGCAGTCGAAGGGCTTCAGATTGCCATTGGTGGAGCATTACAGGAATCAATTCAGGGCATCACAGTATCACTCACGAACGTCATCGGGAAGGCGTCTGAATGGGTCGATAAAAATAAGGATATGACGGTCGCAGTAGCGGCAGCAGTTGCCGCGCTCGGTGCTGCAAGTGCTGCGATCCTTGGCGTTGGCATTGCCGCAAAAATTGCGGCTGTTGGAATTGGAATTGCGATTACCGGAATTGCGATTGTTAAGACAGCGACAAAACTGGCGATCGGAGCTTTCAATCTATTCGTGGCTGCATCCACAGGTGTGGCATCAGTGCTGCAAGGGATCTTTGCCACATCGTTACTCGCAACAGCCGCGGCCACAGCAACGCTCGCCACAACTCAGGCGGCTGCATCTGTTGTCGTCACGACATACGCCGGATTATTGACAGCGGCCGCAAGCTCAACTGCATTGCTTGGCATATCGTCAGGGCTCACGACATCGGCACTCATTGCGCAATCTACAGCGATGATTGGGGCCAGTGCGGCGAGCGGCGGAATGATTCTATCATCTGGCGGCGCGTCCGCTGGAATGTTGTCTCTCTCTGGATCATCGATTGTCGCAGCGGCGGGACTCGGAACATTCACAGCGGCTGGCGGCGTCATGGCAACTGCATGGACTGGCATTTCAGGAGTGATGGCGGCGGCGTGGGGCGTCATCATGGGGCCGATCACGCCATTTATAATCGCTGGGGCCGCTATCGTCGCCGTCATGACGGCAATCGGAGCGGCGGCGGCATACTCTGCAATCAAAGGAACAGACTTTTCGCAAGCGTGGAACGTCGCAAAGAATACGCTGGTTGAATTGCTTGCCACAGCAAAGCAGGTTGGCGGAATCCTAATGGATGCTCTGGCTGGTGGTGACTACGACATCGCATTTCGGGCCGTCATGGCTGGAATCAAGGTTGCGTTGGCAGACTCGCTTGACGCTATGTCAAGCCTGTGGAGCATGTTTTGGCGTGGCGCGTTCGACATGGCTAAACGATTCGCAACCAACCTGCTCACGATGATGTACGACGTCGTCAAGACAATCGCAAAAGCAATGGCAGACCCATTGACAGCCGCGAACAACATTGGGAAGCAACTGGCGAGGATTGCGAACGGCGAACTGAAACTTTCGCTCGGCATCGACACCGCCAAAATGCGAGCCGATGCAAAGGCGGAACTTGCGGCACTCGAAGCTGAGATGGCGGCGAGAAAAGCAAAGCGAGCTGCCGGACCTGATGCGGCAAAAGATCCTGAAGTTGATGCGATTCAAAAACAGATCGACGCTGTGAAGCAAGCTCAGGCCGCATGGGCTGACATGGATCAGGCACAGATCGATATGGCCGATCCATTCTTTGATCGAGAGTTCAAATTCGGCGGCGGAACAGACGCCAAAGCGGTCGGAATTGCCTCAAAAGCATCCGTCGCCAGTTTCAGTCTTGCTGAACTCGCCGGCAATTCAAATCGCGGAACCGCAGAAAAGCAACTCACGGTCGCGCAGCAGCAAAAGAAGATC